CGCCTTTTGGGTGGACACTGACCGAAAAGGTCGCTCTAGTGAACGCCCTCCTGGATATCCTCCAGGACGCGGAGGTCACGATCTCCAGCTGGCTGCTCAGCCAGTCGTAGTACTGGTCTGCACTTTGCGGACCATCCAATCAACCTGAAAGGACAGTACAATGAGTGCAGTAACCAAACTACGCCGGCGGTGCAACGTCTGTGGATCGTCGTGCAGTACAAAGCCTCATGCGTATTCTGGTTGGACCGGATTAGCCCTATGTCCCCAGTGTATCGGCAAACTAGAAGCTCAAGTTGAGCTAATGGTTAACCGAGCACACTCGGAGATTGTGGGAAAGTTCGGTCTTGGCCAGCCACGCAGTGATTGGGACCGAGATCGCTGGGTTGGCATCCTTCGACTGGATGCAATCAACTCAGTGATCAAGGGCCTCCATTCCTATTGCCACGACTCTGATGAGCCCGTGGTAGTGCATCAGCGTTCCCTACCGGGAGTGCGCTGGCGTACCAAGGATGGTCGATTCGCGTCGATAGACTTGACGGGTTTCGAAGGGGCTTAACTGCCTTGCAGCGTTTGTTACGGTTCCATTTTCGGAGTTCTTCCGTGATGGGTAACAGACCGCTATGCATCATCTCGAGCCTTTTTACTGATGTGAAGAGGTTCGATCCTGACTTGAGTGGCCTCGATCGTGATCTTCTTACGATCGAGTATAGAGTTGAACACGAGGGCGTTAGTTTCCTTACTAACGCTCTCCCTGCCTTTGGGTTAGCCTTCGACAGAGGGCTCGCCAAGAGGTGCCTTGAGCATATTCCCGGTTTCGCAAGAAACCGAGGACGACAAATCCCGAAATTTCTCTCGGGTATTGTCTCAAGGGTGTTCGACGAATCTACCGGTCATCTTAGGCAAGACTATGATATGTCCTGCGTTAAAAGCGTGCGGCAGATCCTCTACTTGTTTAAGAAATTTGGTCTCTCGGAGGAAAGCACCGAGGCCTTAGACAATAAGGCAAAGACCAAATTCTTCAGTACTGACGACGAACTAGTCGGGTTACAACTCGACGACACTCGAAGTCATTTTCTGAAGATGTGCTGTCAGACGATACTTCCAAATCTTGAACTCGATTCGGAATACAGTCTTAAGCACGGGCCCGGGGCGGTTGCTGAAGGACATCTTGCAAACTCCAAGTGGAGGGCCATTTGGGATAGTCTGTGTTCTACAGACGATCTTAGTGGCCTAGGACTGGATCTGTTCGGATTAAACTCTGAACGGTTTCAATCTGAAATGCAAGATGCGCAACCGTCTGTCCCGAGAGGGTGAGCTAAGCTCATCTCGGTGGCGAAAAAT